ATGGACGCACTCAGCACTTTCATGCTTCTGGCCATCGCGGCGGCCATATCGCTCGCCTCGGGCCTGTTCCTTGTCCGCGTCGCTACTTTGCGTGACTACACCGCGAAGCAGCCTGAGCGCGAATCGCACTTTGCAACCTCCGCCATTGCGGAACTGCGCCGTCTCGAAATCGAAGCAACCAAACGCGGCAACCTGCTGGCCGCTGCCGAGCTCGCCGATGCGCAGGAGCGTGCAGCATGACCAGTGAGTGCTTGGTTGTCGGCACTGCTGAATGGAACCAGCTGATGCGCGGCCTGGGCTGGCTGTTCCTGCTTGTTGCTGCCACGGCTTTCTTCGGTCACTTCGACCTATCCCTGTGGGAACACCGCATCCGGCGCTATCTGCGGCGGCGGCGTATTTCTAAGGCCCGTAGGGATGAGCCATGAAGACTCACTATCCCAACAGTCCGTGCTACCTGTGCGGGGGCAGCCTACAGACCCTCCGGGCGACGGATGCGACGCTGAACTGCTGCACCAGCTGCGGCACGTTGATTACCAAGCGCAGGGATACGCCGAGCTACTCCAGCGCGTTCCCTGGCAACAGTTCTGGACGCTCACGTTCAAGCTCAGCAAGACCAGCCGCACAGGTGGCATGCACGAGGAAGCGGCTGATAAAGCGTTCCGCTACTTCGTCAGTTGCCTCAATCGCAGCATCTACGGTCCCAAGTGGGCATCGCGCTGGCACGGCGGCATTCAGTGGGCGCGAGGGCAGGAATTTCACCGCGATGGCCGTCTCCATTTCCACGCCGTTGCAGCTGCACCTACCGATGACCTCAACCGCCTTGCCAGCCGCTACGAGTGGCACGAATGGTGGTACCGGGAGTTCGGTCGCAATCGCATCGAAGCGCCGCGCAGTCAGGCAGACATCACCGGCTACGTAAGCAAGTACGTCACGAAAGGTGGGGTGGTCGATTTCTCGCGGAACTTCGGGGCATGGAACCCGCCGCCAATCGACTACACCCGCCGCCCAGAGCAAGACGCCTTGATCGCAGGCGACAGCAACATGCGATCCGCCAGTCCAGGGCGACACCAGGGCACCGGGCGGACTGATGCAAGCATCGCGCAACGGGGAAACAAGCGGTCCACCACATCTCCCTGCGGGGGGGTAGGGGGGGGACTTAGCTTGACCCCACAGTACCGCCCGAATTTTGCCGACGACGAAACAACCAATCACACGAAGCCAAGAGGAACCGACCTATGAACGCACCGAAGATCACCATCAACAGCGCCGTTGAAACCCGCACTGTCACCACGAAGACCGGCATGCAGAAGCCCGTGTACAGCCAGCGCGCCACGCTCGAAACCGAGGCAATGCGTATCCAGATTGAGGTTGAAGTCGACGGCCTGGACAAGGGCTATGCAGTCGGCGCGGTGAAGGAATGGGATCTGACCACAGACCTCGTTCCCGGCCGCTACGGCGTTGAACTGGCCCGTCGCATGACGCTGGTTGATCCGGCCGGCATCAAGCCGCAGCCCGCTACCAAGGCGGCCTAACCATGTCTGATCCGGCACCCCTGTATGTGGTCGGCTGCGCTGCTGAAAACATGCAGCAGGACGGCACTTGCACGGTGCCGGTTTGGATGCCGTACCACCAGCCGATTCTTCCACCCCTGAGTCTGGTTGATGGAACCCTTGTTGCGGGCGCGATTGTGGGCGTCTGGGCAATCGGGTTGAAAGCGCGCCTCGTATTCCGCGCGGCGCGTCTAGGGGTCTACTGAAATGACGAGGAACAACTGCATGAACATGAAGACCCTGCGCCGCGTTGGCGCTTCGACCGTCGCCAAGATCGGTGCCGGTACTGCAACCCTGCTGGCCTCCGGTGCTGCCCTGGCATCGGGCGGTTCGGGCTCTCCGGGTGCTGCCATTGCCGGTGAGCTGGCTGGTGGCAAGGCAGACGTGATGCTGGTCGTGGCTGCTGCAGCGGTGATCCTGGGCGCGATCATCCTGTGGGGCTACGTCAAGAAGGCCCGCTAACGCGGGTGTCCTGGGCAAGCAGGGGGCGCGCGGAAACGTTCGCCCCCTTTTTATTGAGCGAAAGGAGGGGTTATGGGGTACTTCGTCGTTATCGCGATCTGCGGAGCCTGCTGGCTCGCGTTTGAGGGCATGTGAGATGGTGATGCGAATCGCCATGATGCTGGCGCTGGCGTTCGGCATGTGGTCGGGCGCCGGCGTTGCCATCCCTGAAGCTCGGGCCGCGCAGCAATGTGCTTTTCCCAATGGTGGTTGGGCCAATTGCGACCAGGGTAGTGCATTCGTGGAGTGTTCCGCTGGTCTGTCCCGTGCTCGCGCTGAGGTTGCGCGTTTGGGCGGTGGCGCGGCAATTGTGGAAGCTTGTACGGCTTCTGTGTACGGCCCCGTTGCTGCGTTCGATTGCAGTTACAAAGGCTACGCCGCAGGTTCGGGAGTCCCGTGTCCAGGCCACGAATCTGTAGCCTCTGGGTATCCCCAAACTAAGACCTGTGAGTCGCGGCCAAGCAAGACGACTCTGTTCTTCCCCCCGTCCGGGTCAGTACGTTGCATGGATGGTTGCGAGTCTGTGTTTCGCGACAACGGTGACGACACGACGACCTACTCGCCTAATGGCAAAACTTGCGACCGCAAGCCCGATTGCGATGCTCAGGGAAAGAACATGGTTTGGAACGCCGTCCTCGGCGTTTGCCAGCCGGTTGAGCCGGAGTGTCCCGAAGGCAAGGTCAAGGTTGGCAATGCATGCACCGATGAGAAGCCCTGTCCGGATGGCATGGCGTTGGTCGCAGGCTCTTGCAAGAAGAAAGACGAAGAGTGTCCCTCTGGCATGATCCGCAGTTCTTCCGGGCAATGTATTCCAGGAGACGGGCAGTGCGCGCAGGGTGAGGTCAGAGGGCCCGACGGCACGTGTAAGCGTGATAGCAACAATGACGGCGAACCAGATCCCACCGACAAGGATGATCCTGAGACCTTTTCTGGCGGCGACTCTTGCAGTGCTCCGCCATCTTGCAGTGGCTCGCCGATCATGTGCGGTCAGGCTCGAATTCAATGGCGCATTGAATGCAACACTCGGCGCAATAACAACATCAGCGGCGGGCATTGCTCGCAGGCTGGCATGCCGACTTGCACCGGCGAAAAGTGCAACGCGATGGAGTACTCCGGCCTTTTGATGCAGTGGCGTTCTGCGTGTGCCCTAGAGAAGCTTGCGGGCAAGACGGATGCGCCCGGCGGCAGTAATTCCGATGCCAATGGCAATGGTGTGGCAGATGCCTTGGAAGGCAGCGGCGATCCAGCACCTATCGGAGACAGCGCGACTGAAGTTCAGGGAGCTAAGAAGTGGGGTATCGGGGTCTCAACTGGCTTGCTTGATACCAGCAATATGTTTGGTGGCGGCTCTTGCCCGACCCCTCCTACCTTCAAGTTGATGGGTCAGACGATCAGCGGCGCTGATTTCCCATATTTCTGCCAAGCAGCGGCGATTCTGCGCGCAGCGATTCAGATATTCGCAGCGTTCGCAGCCCTTCAAATATTGCTGGGGAGGTTCTTCTAATCATGATGGTCTGGACTTGGATTCTTAAGGGTGTCGTGCTTCTTGTAGGCACGCTGAAAGATGCGGCGGCAGGAATTTTTGCCCGCATCCTCGCGACCTTTGGGCTCACGACGGTGACCTTCAATGCGATCCTTCCTAATCTCAAAGCGTTCGTTACGCAATGGACAGGCGGACTTAGCCCGGCAGCTAATGATCTGCTCGGTTACCTGGGCGTTGGCACCGCCATGTCTATGGTTCTTTCGGCCTTGGCTGTTCGGATGACGTGGAAGGTCTTCATCGTGCCGAAGGCTGTGGCCGATCAGCTGGGGAGCGGGTCATGATCTACTGGTATACCGGCCAGCCCGGTCACGGAAAGACTCTGCACGGAATTGAGCGTCTGCTTGAATTCAAGGATCAGGGCAGGGCTGTGTATGCCTGCAACATCCGCGAATTCGACTATGCCAAGGCAGGCGTGCTGGAGATGAAGCCCGAGGAATTCCGCGATTGGATGAACTTCCTTCCTGACGGCGCTGTTGCCCTGGTCGATGAGGCCTATGAACACGACATGCTGCCTAAGCGTCCGCCTAGCGCTAAGGTTCCTGAGCACGTCAAGGAGCTTGCAAAGCATCGGCATCGTGGTATCGATTTCATTTTTATCTGCCAGTCTCCCGACAAGCAGTGCGATCAGTTTGTCCATGACTTGATTGAGCGGCATGTTCACGTGCGACGCCGCTTTGGTACGAAGTTCGTTCACTTGCGCGAGTTCGACGGATTTCAGGCGCAGGCTGAGAAGGCAACACCGCTTCTGATCAAGCGCAAGCTTCTTCCTACGCGTCCAATGGGCCTCTATAAGTCCACTGAGTTGGACACCACCGAGCGCAAGATTCCTTGGTATTACGTCGCGCTTCCCATTGCGGTAGTTGGTGGTCTGGGGCTCATGTACTACACCTTCGGCAACATGGGGGAGCGATTGGGGGGTGGCACGGTTGCTTCGTCATCGCCGAGTGCACAGAGCGCGCTTGCCCCGCCTGACGGAGCGTCAGCGACGGCAGGCGGGGCAGGTGCAGCGAGAGGCACGAAAACGATTCGGGAATACGTGGACCAGTTCATGCCGCGCATCCCATCGGAGCCGTGGAGTGCACCTGCATACGACAGCGCCATCAATCTGCCGAGCGAAGCGCCTCGCCTTTTCTGCATGTCTTCGCTCGGGGGAGCCAACGCCCAGGGCGATCAAGACGACCCCAGTTGCACCTGCGTCACTGAGCAGGGAACGCGTTATCAGTTGTCGGATGAGCCCACCTGTCGCCTCATCGCCCGGCATGGGCAGTACGAGCCTTATCGTGATGAGCGCAATGACCGTTACGTTGATGGGCCTACTCAGATGGAACGGGCACGCGGTGAAATCGCAGATGCGGGGCAGGGCGGGGCTGTCATCAACCGTGGGCAACGCGCAATGGGTAGCTTTCCCGAGTCGCCGCCCATCAAGACCAGTAGCTATTTGACGGCACCTGTAGGGGAGAATCGGCTATGACCAGTGGCGGACGTGAGTTTTTGAAATGGATCGCCTTGGTGCTGATGACCGGCGATCATTTGGTCAAAGTTCTCGGCCTCGGTTATGTGCCCGTGCTGTCTGAGCTTGGCCGCATCGCCTTTCCCGTGTTCGCCCTGGTGTTGGCCTACAACTTGGCGCAACCAGGCGCAGACGCCGGCAAGGTGTCGCTGCGTCTTGCTCTGTGGGGTGTTGCTGCCGTTCCCGTGGCCTATCTCGCTTTCGGCACCTTCCTGCCTCTGAATGTGCTGCTTACGTTCGCCGCGGCCGCCGCCTGCATTTGGGCATACGAGCGCCGCCAGTGGGTCGTGGCCGTATTCTTCTTCTTCGTGGCACCTTTGCCGCTGGATTACGCTTGGCCGGGCGTGTGGCTCGTTGTGGAGGCTTGGTACTGGTTCTCCGGTTATGGGCGCCGTGTCCGGTCTCTGTTTGGGTTGTGGGATCCAATGGCCACTGCGTTTCCATTCTGGGTTTGGGTCTCCATGGGTTTGCTGTGCTGGTACAACGGCAACGCCTGGGCACTGCTGGCCCTCCCGGTACTGCTTCTAGGGGAGGGCAACTGGCGTATTCCCAGGGCGGGCAAATGGTTCTACCTGTACTACCTCGGACATCTGGCAGCTTTGGCAACCCTCGCCCTTGTGCTCGGTTTGTGAGGCGTCGCCAGCAGCTTGGTTAAGGCGTTAAGCTTCCCCCAGTTAAAAGGGGGAAGCTCATGCTCAAAAGGATTTCAGCGGGGTTACTGCTTTGTGCGCTTGCTTGGTCTTCGCAGGCACAGCTGCAATCTGCAACCGGCCCCAGGCCAAAGCCTTTGGCACCCGCGCCGAAGCCTGCGCACAACTCGATGGCCAAGGGCACCACGCCTTTCAACTGCCAAGAATTGGCATGGCCGAATCACCCACACCCAGGCATGAAGGCGTATTGCGAGCGCCTAGAGGCTCGCACGCTTTCAGACGAAGCCCGCCAAGCTGGTCGTCCCGGCCCTTCCGACAGCGTGATCAGCCTGCCATCCCTGGGATCGGGCGCCGCGAAGCGCTCGGGATTCGCTTGTATCGGCGGCCAAGCGTTCCGAAAGCTCCCGAATGGATGGGAGCAGGTTTCTGCGCCCGCAGGCGGCTGGCAGCGCTGCCGGGAGCAGTAGCCGGGGTGTAGGGGCGGCGCCCCTACGGAAGCGCTTCACACGCGCTGGCGACGTCTCGGCCCCGGCACTGGCAGGACTGCTGCAGGCGGCTCGGCGTCAGGGCCAGTCATCGCCACCGCAGACCGCTTTTTGCGGTCGGCCATGATAGTGCTCAGGGTGACCACCTCAGCACGACCTGCAGAAAACGAGTCTCTGGCGGCAGGACTAGTGCTGCAACGGTTTCGGGATTTCCCCGATCGAGGACCGCTGCAGAGTTCACCCATCATCCGACGCCATTCCTGAGCCTGTGCAGCAGTCAACGACAGCCAGGCCAGATCCTCGGGGTACAGTTCACGGCCCTCGGGCGTGACCAGTCGGCCACCCTTAAACGAAAAACCGGCCCAAGGGCCGGTTAGGTTGCGATCTCGCACGATCAGGCTCCATGCCGCAGCGGGACCAGGGGGCGAGGCAAGCGGCGTGCCAGCCAGCCCCGGATGCGCTTGAACATAATATACATTATGCGAAATGATGCGTGTACGGCACAGGCTGCGCCGCTGGGCGGCTTTAGTCGGTTCTGCTGGCAATGGCTGTGGCTGAGCTCTTGCCTGCCTGCTCGCTCCGCCGACAAGGACGAACTCGCAGCTTGTCGGCCTATTGCAAATGAAGCCCATCCTTTGCTAGTTGCAGTATCAGTTCGCTTCCTTGTGCGTGCACGTTCGCGTTCCTGCCGATGACTGCGGTGGAGCTTCGGAATAGCTTCCCGGGGCTCGACACGCTTTCGTACTCGATCACGTTCACTATGCGAATGGCGTGGGTTCCCCTATCAATAAGCTCCAACTGCTCCAGTGATATGGCTGGCATATCTGGGCTGTTGAAGATGTGGGACTTCTGGCCCGGGGCCAGAGCAATGAGAGATCCTTCACCGATGCGTCTTTGAATTCTGAAGCGCTCAAGCCCGCAGTGCTCAGCCGCTTCACTTGTGGTTACTAGACTCCACCAAGACTGGGTGCGCATGCGCACCGCAGGCTGGCTTCCGAGGACCTCGATTTTCTGTATGAAGCTGATCGTCTGATCCTTTTCCAAGCCTCGTTTGAGTTCGCACGGGCTGTTCATCACTATCCACGGACGGACCTGCGCGAGAGAAAGCTCCTGCTGCCTTTCGCTGGCCGCAGTGGATAGCCTCAGCGCTTTGTACGCGATGCCCAGCGAAACGATTGTTCCCACCAGGGCGACAGCATCAATAACATCTGACAT